TTACTAGTAGTGAGCCTATACAAAATAATATCTACACAATTGATATTGACGAAGCTGCACTAGATCAGTATGGTCAGTGGCCTTTTCCTAGAGATCAGTACGGCGCTATTATTAGAGAATTATATGAACGTAACGCAGGACTAGTAGTTTTTAATGTGTTGATGCCTGAAAAAGATCGTTTAGGCGGTGATGACGATCTAGCAGAAACACTGTACAGCTATCCTGTTATACTGCCAAATGTTCCATCCGGATCATCAAAAAATACACCAAGAGAAACCGGCGCTGCAATTTTAGGGCCCGAATATTTAGACACAGTAATACAGTATCCTGGTATTATTGCTAACCTTCCTGATTACGAAGCACTTGCTATAGGAACAGGCACAGTAAACACACTACCTGAAATTGACGGTGTTAATCGTCGTGTACCATTAGTAGCCAGTGTAGACGGTACATTATATCCGGCTCTTAGTTTAGAAGTACTAAGAGTAGTGGCAGGTGATCCTAGTTTTCAGATCAAGTTAAACGAGTTAGGTGTAGAGAAAATGCGTATTCCACAATTTGGTCCTATTACTACAGACAGTTTGGGCCGTGTGTGGATTGATTGGAGTCAAAAATCTAAAAGTACAAGTTTAGCAAAAATACCGGATGACTTTGGTGGCGCAGTGGTTATTGTGAGTCCTACAGCGGCAGGTATCAGTAACCCTGTGCCATCAGCACTAGGACCAGTTCATCCACACGAACTGCAAGCCGCAATAATTGGTACAATGTTTAACGGCGTCAATATTCAACGAGCCGACTATGCTGACTTAGCAGAAATCGCAGCTATTCTTGTAGCAGGGCTACTATTAATTGCGCTATCACGTTATACATATATAGGATTAGGTACAATGGTAATACTAGCAGTGGCAGTAGTACCTAGTGCAGCATACCTATATGCAACATATAAGTTGCTATTTGACGCAACAGCACTTCTTGCAGGCATTATACTAGTAGGCTTGCACACATATGGAGTCAAGTTCGTAAGCGAGTTCTTACAGAAGCAAGCTATCAAGAAACAATTTGCAGGCTACTGCTCGCCTACAGTGGTCCGCATGTTACAGGAAAATCCCAGCTTAATCAAAGAAGGTATGAAGCGCGAAGTTAGTATTTGCTTTAGTGACTTGCGCGGGTTCACACCATTAGGTGAAAGTTTTGGTGACGATGTTAAAGGATTAACAAAATTAATGAACGGTTATATGGATGCTATCACACAACCGGTGCTTGACGCTAACGGCATGATTATCAAGTATATTGGCGATGCTAGTATGCATGTACATAATGCTCCTAACGATGATCCAGATCACGCTAAGAGTGCAGTGCGTACCGGATTAAACATGCTTGAAGCAGTGGAGAAGTTCAATAAAAAAATTACTGCGGAAGGTAGGCCTCCTATTGGTATGGGTGCTGGTATCAATACCGGTCTTGGCTATCTTGGTGAGATGGGTTCTACAAGTAGATACAGCTACGATGTACTTGGAGATGCAGTATCAACTGCTGCACGAATTGAGTCAAAGTGTAAAGAATACGGATGCTTGTTGTTGGTTGGAGAAGCAACTGTAAACCAGTGCGATAATGATTTCTTTTTTCTCAAAATTGATGACTTAGCTGTTAAAGGAAAAAGCGTAGGTGTAGGCATTTATACTGTGCTAGCTGAAACTGAATGGGCGTTTGCAAACACCAACTGGTCCGCCGCACAGCAGCAGCACGCCAAGATGCACGAACTCTACCGCGCACAGAAGTTTGATGTTGCTATTAAATTCTGCAACGATTTAATGTACGAATTTGATGGCAAGATGAAGAAGTACTACGAGATGTGGATTGAGCGTTGTGAATACCAGAAAACACAAGACTTACCTGCCGATTGGAATGGCGTGTTTATAGCAACAAGTAAGTAATTATTCTTCCGGATCCCATTGTTGGACACTAATAAACATATTTTTATAGTGACGGAAATCCTTTATTAACTGTCTAGCATGGAACAGTTCCAGCGGAATGTCATTTGTGTACTTGGTTAAAGGCAGATAATATCTACTAACTATTTTTTCTAATCTTTTTATGTCAATGGTTAGTGAATCTATAATTTTATTATTAAATTCTTTGTCCTGCATCATACTTAACAGCCACTGATGATAATGATTTTCGTAGTTGTAACTACGGATCATTTCTCTTGTTTCATAATATAATGCTCTTACCGGATTAATATTACTTCTATATTTTACTAAAACAGACGGAAACTTAAACTCAGTATTATCAGTTTCTAATGCGTTTATTAAATTTTTATATTCTTTACGCAAAGTTTGTTTCAAACTAGAAAGATTGCTGTTAATCTTACATGTATATTCTTTAATCAATTTATCAGCAATCTTCTTATGCTTGGTAGAAAGTTTTTCGTAATAGTGTTCTTTTATATCGTCGATTGAATACGTTCCTTCTAATAAATCATAAGGAATAGTTTTTGATTTAGCGTATTTTTCAAGTTCATTCTGTATTCTTATTAATACAAAATCTAATATATTTTCTTCCATGGCACAGTATTTACTCTCTATTAATAGTTAATATAGTGTGTAGTTTATCTGCGCCACCGTTTTTGTTTAGTGTGAGTCTTGCACCATTGTGTAGAGGTTGAGGCCATGCCCCTATATCAACCCAAGCATATCCGGCACTCTCACCATTTAGTTTAGGACTAAACTCTTTATCTACTACAGCAACAAAACTATAGTAATAAAACTTTTTATCTTTACTTTGATATACGTCTATAGGATTCAGTTTTTGTAACTCCGGAACAAATCCTATTTCCTCTGTAAGCTCGCGCTGTATACACTCGTACGGAGTTTCACCACGCTCAAGAATGCCTCCCCAAAAACCCCAAGTGTGTTTAAATCTTTTATCTGAGTTGCGTAGTTGTAGTAAGCAGCGACCTGTGTCTTTTGCTAAAAATACTACGCCAGCGGCTGTTGTCATTATAGTACAAGTCTCCAGTAGCCAGGATTGTATTCACCTTCATAACTACTTATCCATGCACTACCAGTCCACTTGTATTGTTTGGATGTATAATCGTTTGTTACATACTGCACTGTATCTATAGCAGAGGAATTAAATACAACGGTCCAACTAGAACCATCATACTGTATAATGTCATTTTCGTTTGCATCAATGTTCCATGCAGGATATCCGCTAGCACTAATTGATTCAGTTATTAAATATCGTTGACCTAGCTCAGCCGGGTCCAGGCCACTACTAGGGCTACTAGAAGTAGGATCAATAATTTTTGTTAAATCTTCTAAAGTGTCTGCAGGAAGGGTATCTGTATCTAAATTAAAAATTAAAGAAGTATCATCTAACGGATTAGCAACAACACTGCCTACTAATAAGAAATCTTCGCTATCACTGTCGTTACTAATATTAAGTTTTAATAAACTTGTTGATGATAGTTCTCCCTGCATTTCAATTATGTCCTTCCATATTGCTGATACACCAGTAGGTGATACTAGTGTTGCTAAAGCGCCGGATATTGAAACTTTATAATCCCCTGGCGTTACAATAACTTCAGCCTCTTCTGGTATAGTACCAAAAAAGTCTGCATATGCTTGATCGTACCCTAGATTAGCAATACTATTAACTTTATGTATATCAGCAATAATTTGTTGAATTATAGTTTGACGTTTAACTTTAGCAGGAGGACTAATCCAAATTGGTACACTGAATGTCAGTGTTGCAATATCTAATGTTTCATCTACTCCAGCTGGTATACCTCTACTACTCCATGCGATATCAGTTAATTCTATTTCAAATACACTAGTCCAGTCTAGTGGATTGCTGTTCGATTGTAGTTGAATGCTAGGGTTAAATAAAATGAATAATTGTTCTAATATTTGTAATTTAGTATCAGTGTTTGTAGTCCATATATCAACTTGAATGGTCATATTATATGGTACAGGCATATAACGCTGAGTTGTATACAAATTACCTTGATCGCTAGTATATGTATTATTGACACGATCAAAATCTCGTTCAGCAACCTGTTGTGTATCTACCAAGAATGGTTCAGCAGTACGATCTCTTGCAGGCTGTATTTGCTGTATACTTACAGCAATTTGTGGCGCATTGTTTACAATATTTTCGCTGTTATTGCGTAACAAATGCGCCACAAGTCTGCTTGAGTCGCCATAACGAGCAGGCACACGGTTGTAGTTTACACCGTTCTTAGTGTTTTCTTTAACTTGGAAGTTTGAAAATACTCGTATGATTTGAATCAGATAACGCTTTATCTGTTCATCATACCAGTAATCTAAGTTTTTGCCTGCCATACTTTACCTTATTTTACGTAACCGTAATACTTATATGTTTTTTCTTTACGATCGTCTAAACCGTGGGTACCGCCATTTACTCGTTTTGTAACAGCAGTAATGCTTGCATCATCTACTGTGTTACATAAGTCCCAAAGTTTGTTCTTATCAAAAAAGAATTTAGCACTTTCAAAAGAATAGTCTGTTGCTACTAGATCTGGATTATCCATAATTTCTGGCTTACCTAGATAATCAGCAAATGCCTGATAGTTGTCTTTACCAGTTAATTGTAGAGCACCACGACCACGATACTTCCACCCCTCACCTGATGCTTCGTCACCATTTCCCATACGATTTGCGTAAACTATATTAGCGATCTTTTCTGGATGTCGTCCGTAGACGTTTGGATCACGCCCAGCATTCTTAAAATACTTAGGGAAGATTTTGTTTAAGCCGTCAGCTGAATAGTTTAAATTTTCGCTGAATGCTTTAAAGTTACCGCTTTCGTGTGCAGTTTGTGCAAAGAAATGTGCAGCCTGAGTAGGTGTTAACT